AGGCTGCTCAGCTCTTAATGAGCTCACGTGGAGTCTTTATAGAGGTAGTTAGAGATAGGCTTGGTGACCCAATGGCGCTGCATCTGCTTCCCCCACAAGACACTGCTCCGATACCCCATGTATCAAAGTTTGTTTCAGGGTATGAAGTTAAACTTCCTCAGGGCGATAAGAGAATCATAAAGCCGGATAACGTTATTTGGATAAGGCGACCACATCCACTTGATCCCTATCTTTCTATGACCCCAATGCAGGCCGCTGGTGTAGCCATAGAGGTAGAGAACCTAGCGAAGGTTTATAATAGAAACTTCTTAGTAAATGACGGAAGGCCGGGCGGACTTTTGGTTGTTAGGAGTGAAATAAGTGATGAAGATAAGGACGAACTAAGGTCACGTTTTCAGGGCAACATATCAAGAGCTGGAGCTGTTGGTGTTATAGCCTCGGATGATGGTGCTGACTTTGTTGACACCGCAGCAAATCCAAGAGATGCTGCATACATACAGATGCGCACTCTTAATAAAGAAGAAATACTAGCAGCCTTTGGTGTACCAGAGTCAATTATTGGTAACTCTGCAAATAGAACATTTTCTAACGCCATGGAGGAAGGTAAGGTCTTCTGGATGGAGACAATGGAGCCACACCTTGATTTAATTGCAAGATCTTTTGATCCGATTAGCGACGAATATTTTGTAGATTTTGATACAACTGGTGTGCCTATCCTAATCCTATCTCAGCAAGAGCAGAGCCAGTTTCATTTACAAGAATTCCAGCAAGGATTAATAAGCGTAAATGAATATAGAAGTAGGACTGGCAGAAAGAAAGTTGTTTCTGATATTGCGGATTCATTATTATCTAACCCAAATCTTACGCCTATTGCCAACACTGAGAAGCCTATGGAAGATCCAAATGCGCAAGCAGCCGCTGGAGCAGTGCCCGGAATGGCTGGTGGAGCAGCTCAGATTGGTGCGCAGATGGCAGGAGGACAGCCACCTGCAGGAGCAGAAGGACAACCTGAAGGTCAAATTCCTGCTGGTTTAGAGCCGATACCACAAGGCGGAGTTCAAGCTGGAGTTCCACTATCAGGGCAAGGAACTGACGCAGCTCAGACAGTAGCTGCGGAATTTAGTCCGGAACAAGGCGCTTTTGTTCCTTTAGGCACAGTTGAAGGTGCAGAAGACATAGAATTGCCTGCATCTCAGGTTCCTTCTGAACTTGATGACTTAGAGCCAGAGGAAGAAGAGGAGGGTGAGAAGAGCCTCCCTTTTCAACCAAATCCGATTTTTTAGGCGAGACTTGGGAAACTAAAGTTGAAAACTCAGTATCCTCTTTAGAAAATTCTTTCAAAAAAACATTAGATGACGTTATAGATTTTCAGGAAAAACTAGCGTTAGACTCGTTACAAGAGGAAAGCACAAAAGCCTTATTAGGTTTGGGGCCTCAAGCTGACTTTGCTTCTGTTGTTTCAATGGCAGAGCTAACCACTGCTTCTGAGCCCTTAGTTGCAGAAATGCAAAAGTCTTATGAAAAAGGAATATCCGACAACATTTCTGAAGGATACGGAGGCCAAGTTCAAGAAGACATTGCAAATGCGGCCATGTCTCAGCAAGTGTCTACTGTTAATTCCTTTAATTCAACTACTCAAAAGTATATAGTTAATGCTTTAGCGCAGTCGGCTGACATTAGAGGAGAAGACGAAGATATAGATGTTGTTTTTAAGATAATGCTTGCTTACTCTCTGATTAAAGGAATATTTAAAGCTCTTAGAGGGGACAGACGACGAATGATTCTAGATTCAGGAACATTGGGATCTTATAATATGGGCTTGTATGACTCTGCGTTAAATGATCCTAGTATTAAAAAAACGTGGATAACGATGGCGGATGGCAAGGTTAGAGAAACTCATAGAATTTTGAGAGGCGATAATGTATCAATATCTGATCCTTTTATAGTCAATACAATACCAATAAGGTTTCCTAGAGACCCATTAGCGCCTCCTTCCCTTACAATTAATTGTAGGTGTTTCCTTAAATTTAGTAGATAGTTTATATAAAGTATTTAAAAACAATTTATATAAAGTGTGCTTGCGTCATAGTCTAGATTGCTGTACTATATAAGTGTTCGGAACATAAAATTGAGGTGTTATGACAACTTTAACTATAGATTCAGTGGTTACCCCTGAACTTTCAAGCGATGACGACGTTGCTTTTAAGGCTATTTCAGGTCAAATTGGGGTAGATAAGGCACAAGGCATTGTAGAATGCTTTGTATCTGCAATAGGAAATAAGGATTCAGTCGGAGATATAGTAATGCCCGGAGCATTCAATTCGTCTCTAAAAAGAAGAAAGCCTCGTGTGGTTTGGGGTCATGATTGGAATCAACCCATAGGCAAAGTCATTGACATCTACGAAGTGCCTAAAAGCGACCCAAGGTTGCCAGAAAAAATGAAACAGGCAAAGGTTGGTGGTCTTTTTGCAAAGGTTCAATTTAATTTGAATACTGAAAGAGGGCGTGAAGCATTTGCCAACGTTGCTTTTTACGGAAATGAGCAAGAATGGTCAATTGGTTATAAAACTTTAGTAGCTGATTTTAATAACGAAATCCAAGCAAACATGCTAAAAGAAGTAGAGCTTTATGAAGTTTCTCCAGTTTTACATGGAGCCAATCAATTAACAGGCACTATTTCTGTTAAAGACGCTGAAGAAAAAGGGGGATTGCGCCAAACACAAAACGCTGACCCTTCAGATGCACGTTCTGTTTTAAGGACAGCCCTTTCTCAGGCTCTTAATCGTCCGATTGAAATAGTAAACATGGATGAAAACACAGTAGTTTTTGAATCTGCGCCGGGAATGGTTTGGCAAGCTGGCTTTCATCGTGAAGGAAATCGCTTTATGGTTGGCGCTCCAACCAGAGTAAAACCAATGACAACATATGTTCCTCTTGACGGAGGAGTGTCTGAAACGCTTCCACAAAGTGGAGGAGAGGCTGAAAGGATGGAAAGGAAGCCAATGACAGCATTAAAAGCAGAAGGAATGCATGGTGTTCTCATGCGTGACGGAGAAGAAGAGAATGGAGAGCCAATTGACCCAGAAGGTTTTTCTGGAGAAGATACAGCTTTATCTTGGGCAATGACACTAGGGTGCGAAGGATTCCACTCTGAAGGTGGCAGATTCTTCCCATGCAAAGACAGAGAGACATATTTAGAATCCCTTAAAGCATTTGACAATAACGCAAACATAAGCGAATTTAATGATTATGTTTCAAGTGCAAATGTTACAGAAGACGAAAGCGTCGTCAAGAAAGACGCAGAGCCTTGTTCCTGTGATACAGAAACAAAAGGCGGAGGTAAATATAGGAAAGGCCCATCAAGCGCTGTCCAAAGAGACCCAATGGCCCTGCTTCTTATGGCATATAATGCTATGATTCCGCTTACAGGCGCAGGAAAAGAACGTGAAGCTACACTAGCTTTAATATCCATGGTTGAAGATTTCATGGTTAAAATGAGAGAAGAACAAGTTGAGGTAGTAATTGCTTCTGAAAAAGCAACTTCAGGGTTTGTTGTAAATCTCAAATGCGGTGAAGCTGAAGCGTTTGAAGTTTTGGATAAAGTTAAAACTTTACCAGTTCTTCCAGTAAGAACAGAAGATGGAATTGATCTTCTGTTTGCGAAAGATTACGAACATGATGATCTCTTAGAAAAGGTTGCCTTTTCTATAGCTGGTCTGTCTTTTGAGCCAAAGGTTTCTAGCAGATTTGAACAAGACCATCTTGACACAGAAGCTAATATTAACTAGACTAAGTTAAGGAACTTTTAGGAGAAAACAATGGAAAACAACGAACTAGAAGAGCAATTAGCGGAGTTAGAAAAGCTTCATGCTCAACTAGAAAGCACTGAAAAGAAATCAGAAGAAGAAGCCGAAGAGGTTGCTGAAGAGGAAGCTGAAGAAGCTGAAGAAGCGGCTGAAGAGGAAGCTGAAGAAGCTGAAGAAGCGGCTGAAGAAGCTGAAGAGAAATCGGAAGAAGACCAATTAGCGGAGCTGGAGAAGCTTCATGCTCAACTACAAAACACTGAAGTAAAATCAGAAGAAGAAGCTGAAGAAGCTGAAGAATCTGAAGAAGCTGAAGAAGCTGAAGAATCTGAAGAAGATGCAGAAGAGAAAAGTGTTGAAGGTGATGCAGCTGAAGAAAAAGGCTATGGATCTATGCATGATCGTGATGATAAAGACGAAGATGGCATGGAAGATATGTTTGATACAGTAGAAGAAGCTGTTGAACGAGCCACAGCTTTAGGCTGCGAAGGAACTCATGAAGCTAATGGCAAGTTTATGCCGTGTGCTACTCATGATGAGTGGGAAAGCATTACGTCAGGAAAAGCCTATGGTTCCATGGATGATGACGACGATGAAGAAGATGAGAAGAAGAAAGAAGATACCGTTGAAATGGCAGAAAAAGCTTCTAGAATTCTTGAAAATCTTACACGGGAAGCTGACGAAGACGAGGATGAAAATCCTGATGTTCCTTCTGTTTTCTTGTCTAAAGCTGACTTTGATGATAAGTGTCACACTGGAGAGTATCTAAATTTGAAAGAATATGGCGAGTTAGATGAAGACGCTAAAGAAGCTTTTGAATTGGTTCAGATTTATGATGAAGATTCTGAAAAAGGTTATGGCATGCGATATCGCAGACGTAACCCTCTTAAAAGAAATATGGAATACAAAGAAAAATTCTTTGATTCGGCTGAAGATGCAGCAGAAGCGGCAACAGCTTTAGGATGTTCAGGCGCACATGAAGCGGATGGTAAATTCTTACCGTGTGAAAGCCCTGAAGAATATGCAAAGCTTACAGGACAAGGCGAAGCAGAAGGAATGGAAAGAATGGGCAAAAGTGAAGACTTCTTGTGCGGCTTCCAAAGAAAATCTGTGATGCAGCCATGCGATTTCTGTAGAGGTGGATGTGCGCCAGAAGGTGACCTGCCCGGTTTAGCTGATATTGAATCAATGGTTAAGTCAGCGTATCAAGGTTCTGAGGTTGTAGGGTCTGGATACTCAAGCGCTGATGATATATTTGTTCTTGATGTCAAGCGTGCAGATGGTTCTGCAATTGAAATATTTATGTCTGGAGAAGGCGAAGAGCTAGGCTGGTTGAAGATTGACGAGCAGCTCTTAGAAGAAAAACAAGCTGCCCCTATAGATATAATATCACAGTCAGATGCAGAATATGCTGCTGTGAAGGCAATAGGTGGAGAAGCTTATAGTGTATCCCCAGACATATTTAACAATGAAGATGTCTATGTAGTTCAACTTGAAACAGCTGATCAAAAAAGCTTTGATGTTTTCGTTGACATGGGTGGAAAAGTACTAGGGTATGATGAATACGAAGTAGAACTGCCACTTTCAGATGAAGATGAAATAAAAGCATTAGAAGCAGAGCTAGAGCTGAAGAGAATGTACAGTAGAGAGCAAAGAGAAGAAATGGCTGAAAATGGGGATGCCCTCCCTGATGGGTCATTCCCAATAGCTGATGAAGCTGATTTGCGAAACGCTATACAAGCATACGGACGTGCTGCCGATAAAGAAGCGGCCAAAGCTCATATCATGAAACGTGCTGAAGAGCTAAGTTTAGAAAATCTTATTCCTGAAGATTGGATGGTAGGTTCAGGCGAGCAAGGCGCAAAGCCAGAAGAGCCAGAAGCTGAACAAATGATGGAAGAAGAAAAAGGCTTAGAGGATCTTGGTATAGATATTAATGAAGCTTTAAAAGAGTTTGAAAGTCTAAAAGAAGAATTTGACGGACTTTCCTGATAACCTTTAGGAGGGTTAAATGACGCCTAACACGGCATGGGAAAGAATACGCTTGGCAAACCAAGCTCTGTATAATATCGGTTCAAAGACTATTTTAGGAGACGTCTCTTACGATCTTTTGGTTGACGAAAGTGGTAATGAGCGAAAAGTATACGAATTCATTTCCGTAAGTGAAGAAAATAGCGAGGAGTAGCATGAGTATTGACTGGGACTCCGAAGTTAAAGGTCCGCAAGACGCTTTACTTGACTTACCTCAAGAGCGTATTACTGGCGATATTTTGCGTGGACGTGGACCACGACGAGGCAACCTTGAAAGGTTGATTAAATATTGGCGCCCAATCATGAGAAAGCCCGGCGGATTTAGGCGATGTTTAGTTATATTAGCTAACCATCCAGAGCTTTACCCTCTAGAGAGAATATGCGCTTGGCTACATCATGAGACAACTGGGTTGTGGCCAAATGAAGGAAACCATCATGAAGGCGGAAAGTTAGGTCCTATAGTGGGCAGGGCTAGACGATATCTTAAAAAGCCTAAGAAACGAAAAAGAAGAGGCCGTAAAGATTTAGGAGAATCCGAATTTTATGATTATGAGTACAGCTTTAAAGATGTAGTTTCTCAGTCACGTGTTTGTAATGGTTTAATGGTTCAGCCAATAAATAGAAGGCAGAACGTTATAGACTATAAAGCTTCTATGTTTATGGATAGGCTTGAAGACATTTCTGAAAGAAAAGAAGAAATTCAACTTAAAAGAGTTGGTATTGTAGGAAGTAGTAGTGCTTCTGGTCAAGCATTACAAGCTGTTGGTAGTATTTTATTACCCGGAGACATATCTGCTTTTAGAAGTCCTGTGCGATCACAGATTTATGAAACCTTAACGCCCGGCGGAGGTCGTGGTGTAGGTCGTGGACTTAGAAGAGTTGTTCGTGGTGCAGGTAGAGGTGCAAGAAATAAATTTAGGTGTCCTCCGGGATTCCAAAAAGGTGGAACATTTACAAACAAGTTTTACAGCACTTGCGGCGCTCAAATTTTAGGTATACCTAGTTTTGGTCCGGGTGCTTTTTCTGCTGGGATTGAGAGGGCATTAGCTCGGTTAGCACGAGATGCAAGTCTTGTGCGCAGCATTGGTGACCTCAAAAACAATTCTAATCCTTATGCTGTTATTCGTGCGGCACAGATTCCTTTTGCTCCGAAAAAAACAAATCCGACAAGAAGACAAACATCTGTAGATCTTATTTTAGCTCGGATAGCTAATGGTGAGACCGTCCCAACAAGATTTGTTAGAAGAGACGGAGTTATCTTAGAGCCATTAGTTTCTTTTGAGGACCTTGGAAAACTTGATGAATTTGATGACATGGTTGACGGTTCTTTGAT